CACACCTGGTTTTGGTTCCTTTACATAGGCACCAGCATACTTTTCGTTCTTGTCTGCGCGAACCTTAGGAGGAATAACGATATCGCGCTTCTTGAGATAGTTGTAGATAATATTGTCCCACATACGAACCTGATAGAACACATCCACATAGTTGACCTTGGCGTCATATGCCATCGTCAATGCAAGTTCAATCAGTTTCATCTTGTCTTCCAGACGGTCAACAAGTTCTACGTCAACGATGTTGTATTCAATAAACTTCTGCCAACCGTGAGTGTAGAAGTCTTTGAACGTATCAAACTCAGAGTGGTCAAGTTTCTTCTGACCCAGTTCTACCTCAGCAATGTAGTCCAGGCGATATGACTCCTGTGCCTTGTATGTGAACTTCTTGTAGAGGTCAAGATAGTCAAGTTGAGTCAGACCACCAATATCGAATACAACGTGCTCTCGCCCCTTGATAAACAACTGTCCTTCGGTCACAAGACCCCAGTTGGAGAAACGCTTCATCAACTTCTCTCCAAGCACCCTGTTGAGGCGTTTACAGATGTATGGGATATCGAACAACTGAATGTTCCATCCAGTCACAACATCAGGAACGTTCACCATCCAATAGTTGATGAAGTGACTCAGAAGGTGGTGCTCACTAGGACAGTGATGATAGGTCACATTGTCCTGTTTGTTGATGAAGGGTTTGACTCCCCAGGTGATAATCTCCTTTGAGGTGTAGTCTTGAATTGTGATAGCAAGAATCTCTTCTTCAGCAGACTTTACGTCTGGGAAACCATACTCTGCAGTTGTCTCAATATCAAGAGTAACCAGTTTGATGTGACTGATATCAAACTTGATTTCATCCTCAGGATACTTTTCAGAAATATATTGACAGACGTACCTATCATTACCATAGATTTTAAACCCATCTACGTCTTCATATTTTTTATAGAATTCCCTGCAGTCACGGACACTTCCAGGTTGAATTGATTCTACACATTCACCCTCAAGAGTTTTATACTTTGTCTGCTTTTTTGAGGGAACAAACAAGGTTGGAGAAAACTCTTCCTTGAAAGTGACTTGTTTACCATTATCATAACCACGAACGAGAAATTGATTCCCGATCATTTGCACATTAGTGTAGAAACGCATTACTTAGTCAGGTCTTGATATTTTTCTAGCAGTGTTGGTTTTGGGTCGCAGATAGTAAGAATTTTATCTGAATGTAGCATATACACATTTTGACTTGTGTATTCAACTAACCAGGGTGATAGGGTTTTGTCTGAGTTAACAAGAAAAGGTTCCGTCAATTTACAGTCTGGTTCTCCCATATCTGCGCCGACTTCTTCAATCTCAGTCACTAAAATCTGGTTGCTCATCAAAACCAGCAGTTTGATCTGTTTGTCCATTTTTCAATACGTCCTTTTCATACATTGTTCTGAGGGAGTCAATAGGTTCTACCATAGTAATAACCCAGTCGTTGATTACAGGAACCCTCGTATCCTTTGAAAGTGGCAACCAAGGGAACAGACTAATCTGAAAAGACTTGTTCCCATCTTCATCTTCTTTCCTCATCTTAACAGCACAGGCTTTGTTGAAGAAATATCCAACAACCTTCTGCTCTCCAGGTTCTCCCACAATCATTTCTTGAATATCGGCAATGACATCCTCACCAGATTTCAAGAGCACAAGTTTTACAGTCATAATACAATCTCGCCTTCAGGTATCCTAGCATTAAAAAAGAGGGGCGTCAACTGGATTTTGCCAGTTACCCCTCCGTCTGCGACGACGATATTCAATATTATTTAGAGATAATCCTTTCTCTTATGGTGTTCTGGAATAATTTTTTGAAGGGAGATTTCTAAAAACCCATCCTCAAATACAACTGATCCAACTTCCGTTTCATCTGTGAGGGTCCAAGATCTGGTGAAAGATCGCGCAGCCACTCCTCTGTGGAGATAGTCTTTTGCTGTTTCTGGCTCTTCTTTGTGACCCTCGACAAAGAGTTTGCCCTCTTGGGTGTAGACATTAATTTCGTCCTTTTTAAATCCTGCTAATGCTAATTCAAGCCGAAATTCTTGTCCGCTGACTTGAACTAGATTGTATGGTGGATAATTACTCTGCGTCTCAGGTGTCGTCGTAAGACGGTCAAAGTAATCATTCATACCAATACTGTTCCTATTTATAAGATCTAGGAACTGATTTAAGTTCGCAGCATTATACTTCATTAGGTTTCCCATTTTTACTTCTCCTTTTAAAGCGAGATTTGATTGTGTGGACCCCGAAGGCATCCGATATATTTATAGCACGATACGAAAAAAGATGGTGTAGTAACGACCACACCATCTTATAGGGGTTTCCGACTTTTGAAGCGACCGCACGAAAGATCGCAGTATTATTTATTCGGTTTCCTGGGTCTTTCCTTTCTTACCAATATTATACTTCTGCTCCAGCACCCATTCTGTCTTGTCCTTGTATGCAAGAACTTTAATCTGGTTCAATGGTGCAATATCAAGCACTGCTTCTTCATTCACAATACCAATGAGACCCCAGTCCGCAAGAAGTCTTACAATACGATTACGACGTTGAACATCATTCACTGTAAGGTTAGCGTGTTTACCATCCAAGGCAAACAGTTCCTTAAAATGAACAATATAATATCGTCCCTGCTTATGCAGGATGTGACAGGATTGATAGAGTTTCTTCTCTTTTCTCGACGCAACTCCAATTCGAGTCAAAGTCTCGCGCACCTTCAGGAAGTCATCGGGTTCGTTGAGAGTCACCTCTACCATCATATTGGGTGTCCAATTTACCCGAGGTTCAATTGTTTGTGTAGTCATTTAGTTCCACCAGTGTCAAGTCGTTGTTTAATAAAATCTAGTTGTTCTTTGGTAAGAATCTTCAAAGCTTGAGATGCCTTTTCATTACTATATCCATAGTATTGTTTAACACACTCTAAATCTTTGACTTTATCTTTTCGGAGCCAGGGAGAGAATCTCTTCTTTTTCCTCAAACTATTTAGATAAAATGAATATTGCATATCTTTATCAATGTGATGATGCTTGTTCATCTCATTTGCAAAGAGGATACAATCAATGTGACCAGACAAACAACGATTAACAATGAATGGAGGGTAAGAGCTAATATCTTCACTTAGATCTTCTTTTGTAAAATTAATTGAGTTCAACCAATCCTTCAGTTCCATAATTAAAAAGCACAAGTTCTTTACGTTCTTTCTGTTCGCGCATATATTCACCAACTGACCTCATCGTATATGTAAGGTCAAACTCACCTACACCCCAACCGCCAAATCTGTCGCGGATAAGTTGAGATGCATTGTAGGATATAAGTTGAGGACCAATGAAACGATCGCAGATTATAGCAAAACCATCGTGGTCGAATCCTTTATGCATACTTCCACTTTTTCCATACAAGTTAGAACCAATCTCATACGGTGGGTCAAGATACGTGAAAATGTTTCTCTCGTCAGTGAGAAGTTCCTGATAACGAAGATTAGTAATCTTCCAGTCCTTGATAATGTTTCCATATCCAGGCAGTTTCTCAATACCCTTCATAGAAAAGTTTGAATTAGATGCTTGCTTACTGAAAGAAGATGACTCAGTAAGACCAGAAAAACTACACTTGTTTACAACATAGAATGCTGCTGCTCTCTGCAGATGTGGGTTCTCTTTATCACCCACCTCAGTTTTCATCTGAAGGAATAGTTCCTTAGCAAGTTCTGGTGTTGAGTGTTTAGACTTATACTCCTTCAGAACTTCACACAAATCTTGTGGTTCATCACGAAGAATACACCAGAAGTTATACAGTGGTTCATATAAATCGTTCACCCAAATATCAAGGTGTGGATACTTCTTGGTAAGGTGAATAGCAACACTACCACCACCAATAAAGGGTTCACGATACTCCTTATAATCACGGAGGTCTGGAAGATATTGTTCCAGTTTGACGCAAGCACGGGACTTACCGCCAGGATAACGAAGGGGAGTTTTCAGTGATTTCATAAAAAATTGGGTCTATCAGATTTGTGGAGAAGAACTCCATCAACTTTGTCCATCAAATCAAGCATACTTCCATGCATGAGACGGTATCCATATCCAACATACAGTTGTCCAAAGAATACTGTAAGTGCCATAAATGCCCAGAAATAGTAGTACGTTCTGGATTTCTTTTGTCTAGGGGTTTTCATAATCAGAGAATTAGTTTTTTGTCTTCGGGGGTAATCAGTTTACTACCATAAATTTCATTATACTTCTTCTTAACACTGGAGGAAACCTCTCCAATATAAACAATATGATTTCTAGACACAACCAGTTCACGGTTGTCTTCATCAACAACGGGAGACCAGGGAGCGAAACCAACACTTTGACCAGTTGGAAGAACAACTAGACCATTCTGAACGGTCACAGTAGCATCATCCTCAGAAACAACTTCTGCGATGACTTCTTCACCAGTAGCGATACGAAACAGTTTTACATTCATAGTTCTAAATTAATTACTTGAATTCACACTCACACATAATTTCAGTCAACGCCGCCAAGAAGTTAATTTCTTGGTCAGCAACGAAGGCAATCTGATACTGATACTTAGCAACAATAAGCACAGCAGCAGGAATGCTATTGTTTTCAAGGGATGTAAGAAGAGCATCGTAAATACGACGAAGCAATACCCCAGAATCATTATCCAGATTATTAACGACCCACTTACGGACTTCAGTGAAGTTCTTTTGTTTGAGGTTTTTGATGAGGTCATTTACAGAAACATCAGAGAACGTAGCAAGGATAGCGGAGTCAATCTTTCCGCTAGTTGAATATCGTTGACACTCGTTCAGAACACGACGCCAGTCAGGGAAGTGCTTATTAATAAGTTCTACCAGGACCTTGTTATCATATTCAATACCTTCTGTATCCAAGATTTGTTTGAGACGACCGAAGAATCCTGCGGCAATTTGTGCTTTTTCTTTTCCTTTGATTCCAAACTCGACAACGGCACATCGCGAGTGGAGGGGTTCAATGATCTTATTTTTGTAGTTACATGTGAAAATGAAACGGCAGTTGTTATAAAACGTCTCAATATTTGCCCGTAGGAGGAGTTGTACGTCGTTCCCTGTGTTATCTGCTTCATCGATGATGATGACTTTGTGTCTAGCATCTGACGAAAGCGAAACGGTCGAAGCAAAGTTCTTGGCCTGATTCCGTACAGTGTCAAGAAATCTACCTTCGTCGGATCCGTTGATGACATAATAGTCTACTCCAAGTTCGTGACATAGTGCTTTTGCAACGGTGGTTTTACCCACACCAGGAGGACCAGCAAGAAGAAGATTCGGAACCTCCCCCTTATCTAGGAAGTCTTTGAACGTTTGTTTAGTAGCATCTGGAAGGATGCACTCATCAATAGTTTTGGGACGATACTTTTCGACCCAAAGGAAATCATTATTCATTACAGTTCATTCTAAAGGACGCTCAAATTGATTAGAAACAATATCAGTTGCCTTCAATTGTTCCTGCATATATTCTACTGCTTTTTCTGGTTCTGCGCTATCCCCACAGGTAAAGACATCACAAACCGCCATACCTTTCTCAGGCCAGGTATGAATGCTGATGTGACTTTCTGCAAGCATAGCAACACCAGTTACACCCTGAGGTTCAAACTTATGTGTTGCCAGATTTAGTAGAGTGGACTTTGCTTCCTTTGTAGCATTATAAAGGAGCAACTTAATGTTATTTTCATCATCAAGTAACTCAAAAGGACAACCCTTAAGGGTAAAGAGAATGTGTTTCATTATGATTAGAGTTGTCTAGGTCCTCCACAAATTCTAGCAGAAGGCATCTGTGCTTGTGCAATCTTTTTGGCATCGTGTTGATAACGTGCCTCAACAATTGTCTTGTGATATTTGCTCCCCGTAGTGGGGAGTTGATAGGTTACTTCCCACTTAGTCATCAGCTAAAACTCGAATCAGGTTCCAGAGCAATATAATACGTCAGGTCATACTGAGTGCTCTTGAATCGGGAGAGGAGTTTCTTGGAAACAACTACATCGTAAGAACCAGGAATAATCTTGATGTTCTCAACTTTGAAGTTGAAAGAGAACTCGTTATCAGTTTCTCCAACAATAACAGAGAAGTCGTTAGAAGTTTCGTTCTTCTTGTCCCGAACCACCAGTTTCACTACACCTGCTTCACCAACAGCAGAAAGGTCAGGCAGTTGATACACTGCTGCTGCCTTGAGCAGTTTGTCCAGTTGATTCGTATCAAGGTTAAAACAGACATCCTCACTAGGCAGAGAGATAGACTTCTCTGGAGGAGTCACAATAACGTTAGGGTCAGCAAAGAAATACTTAGACCGAGAGCGACCTTCTTTGATAACAACATAACCGTCGTTCTGGAAGTCAAGTTCTGCATTCTGATGCAAGTTAAGACCATTCAAGAATTGGTTGAGGTCATAGATACCAAAGTCGCGAGGGATATCTTCTGCAATGTTTGCTTCTGCGAGAATGTTCTTCATCACAGAAATAGTGCGAAGTTTGTTACCTTCTTTGAAGAGGATAGACTGGTTAATACCAGAAAAGTTCTTCAGGAGGTTAAGAGTGCGATCAGACAGTTTCATAGTCATGGGTTTGAGTTTCACTGGGGATAAGTTTCACGTTGTGCGTTCTTGTCGTTGAAATGCATCAGTAGAACAGCATAATGCATAATCTTCATAAGGTCACGTCGCGCAGTGCCTTTCTTATCGTATCGGGAAGCATACTTGAGAATATTACTGCGACAGAATGCTTCACCATCACCACATGCTTCAATCAAATCAAGAGTTTGAATCTTGTTAGTTCCAGCAGAATAGTGGGCGTTGTAAGTTCCACGAATATACTCAAGAAGTTCTTTCAGAAGTTCTTCTTCATTATACTTCCAAGGTGTTTGAGGAGAAAACTCAATAATATCCTCCCCAACATCAAATTTAATCACATCATCATTCATAGTGTCGTAAAGCAGACTCCAGGAGTTTGTCATAATTATATCAAGATTGTGTTTGTTCGTCAACGGGCATCTCAAAATCAGCATCAACCTTGTCGTACAGTTCAAGGAATGCTTGCTTGGTATCATCATCAAAACGATTCACACAAACTTGGATTGCCTTTGCCTTGTCTTCAAAAATATTGAATGCTTTGACGATATGAACCAGGCGACGGGTGCTGATGATTTCCTCAATACCACCATCGTAGAAGGTCTTGCGGATGATGTCTGCCCAATCAGCAAGACGCTTACAGAAGGTTTCATCATCACAGAGTTTGTTGAGAATCTTCTGTTCAATAGCAGAAGTCGGATACTCCTGCTCAAAGGTTACGGGAAAACGCTCAAGGAAGGCTTCGTTGAGCACGTTAGTTCCAATGAATCGTCCATCATCTGAACCTTTACCTTTAGTGTTTGCGGTTGCGATGACATTGAAACCTGCGCTGGGTCGAACAAACCTTCCGATTTTTTTAAGAAAGACTCCATTTCCTTCAAGGATACTTTGGAGACAGAGAATTTTGTTAGAAGCGAGGTCGATTTCGTCAAGGAGCAAGATAGCTCCTCGTTCGAGTGCTTCAATGACTGGGCCATTGTGCCAGACGGTTGCGCCATCAACAAGGCGAAAACCGCCAATAAGATCATCTTCATCAGTTTCGATAGTAATGTTTACACGAATCAACTCACGTCCGAGTTGGGCACACGCTTGCTCGACAGAAAACGTTTTGCCATTACCCGAGAGACCCGTGATAAACGTAGGGTAGAATACACGGGACGAAATAATTTTTTTAATATCTGCGAAATTACCAAAGCGGACGAAGGTATCATCTTTTTGAGGGATAAGGTTTTGTTCAAACGCAGGCATTGCTGCAGGAGTATTATAAGTCACTTCCAGTTCTTGAACTGTCTCTTTTGTTACTTCCAGGTTCCACTTACCACGACCGACTTTGAAGTCAGTCAGTTTATTAGTAATAGTCTGATAGTTGAAGTCATTCATCTGACAGAATGCTTTGATTTCTGCGGAAGTCACAGACTCACCGTAGGAATCGCGGAGACAATCGATGATGCTTTGCTTGGACAGACTCATTTGTTTTGTTTGAACTGAAGTTATTATAGAGCATAAAAAAGGGGTCGTGAGACCCCAGTGGTCAGTCTCCAGACCGTCCATACCTTCCATACTTGTATCGCATTGCCTGAAGCAACCACGATTGGGAAAGGGACCTAGGACCATTCTCAAGAATGTCTAGGACTTTGGGATCCTTTTCTGATGCTTTGGCGATCTCCTTCCAATTGTCTCTGTAAGCGGTCATACAATCAACTCCACAAATTCACCCAGGACTTTCTTATTTAGTTTTTTAGTCTTCAAACTCTTAACAAAAGCAGATTTGATTTTTGCTTTTGTTGCACCTTCATCAACTTCAAAGTCAGCATCCTGAGAAAGTGCAGTTGCAGAGATACCGAAATATGCATCATATCCAGAGTTTTTGATGCAGAAACTTTTTGTCTTCCTCCACTCAGTTTGAATAGAAGAATGTTCTTTGGAACCAGGATCGTGATACATTTTGATAAAACCATTTGCATCGCGAGAGGTAACAACACGAATTCCAACGAAGTTCACTTGAGGAAAATTATCCTTAAGATTGTTCAGAAGGATTTCAGAAAACTTGAAGAAGTTATATCCAACAGCATAAGTAGTTCCCAACTTACGATCGCGGATATAACTAATACCCCCATCCAGACGACGAACACCAATGTAAGGTTTGGTAGTACCATATTTGATTTCAACGTGTTGTGGAAGTGAATTTGCTTCACCATCAGTCAGAACAACACACTGAACCTTCTGCAACTTGTTTTCCTTCTGAAACTTGGGAAGAATTTGATGGAGAGACACAAGTGCCTCATTCAAAGGAGTTCCAGAAAGAGAAAGTCGTTGTGCAATAGAATACGGACATCCCCAGGAACTAGAGTAGTAGTAAGCAATCCTCCAGATGTTAATCATCTGACGCTCAAGTTCTTTGCTATTGGTTTTGCTAGAAAGAAGATTCATCATTGAGAAGTGATCAGAAACACACAAGAGTCCTTCCTTCTTTTCATAGTGAGAAATCTCCTGTCTGGGAACATAATCATTCTTCTTGTAATCAAAGTATTCTCGACTCCACTCATTAGTAAAGGCATATACCTCAAAAGGAATGGAGACTTTCTTGCAGAACCAAATCAAATTATAAAGTTGCTTACAAGTATCCTGCAGAACGTTAGACATTGAACCCGACCAATCAAGCACAAAGATCAAACCGTGATTCTTACCATCACTCAGAGTGGTAACTTTCCTAAAAAGATCTTCATTGTATTTGTAGGTGTGAAGTTTAGAACAATCCAGAACACCAGTGCGAGCAGTGCTAGCACGAGCATAAGAGTCTGCTGCTTTCTTACACTCAAACTCTTTTACCAGATAGTTTACTTCTTTCTGAGCAGACTTTTTGAACTCCTTGTAATCAGCATCAACCCTATCAAAAATAGTATCGAGACGGTCTTTCTGAATATCAAAATATTCATCAATATGTTCGTGAATCTCAGAGTTCTTAGCAATGATAGTATCAAGATTCACCTTGGGAAGTTCTGCGTAGGTATTATCCATACCACTCATAGACACCAACTCTTTGAGTTTTTCATTGAGAGTATCTACAGTGCGAACTTCATCATCAAAGGTTTCACCTGGACCAGTCTTAACATCTAGTTTCTGGGTGTCTTGACTCTCTCCTTGTTC